GCTAACGTATTTAACGTAGATAATAATATTGTTATCTGACCATCTAAGTTATTTAGCATCTCTTGCGACATTCCTGCTGCCGTTCCTTGCCCATCAAAAGCATCAGATGCACCATAAATTGCAGTTTTTAGTTTTTGATAATCTTCATCTGAAGCACTTAAAATATTAAGCAATCCTGCCATTCCTTCTTTGCCTGCCAACGTAGCAGCATACTTTGCTTTCTCTGCTCCCTCAACGCCATATGCTGAAGTCATCAAGTCCTGCAAAGTATCATTATATGCTTCTTCTGAAATTTTTCCATCTTCGTATTGCTTATTAACCTTAGCCAATTGAGTTTGAAATTCTTCTGAACTTATATTTCCATTTGAAAAACTTGCTCTTAACTCGTCCATTAACTGAGACAATGGCTTTACTTTTCCTGAACTATCTGATAAACTAATTCCAAGCTTATCCATTGCTGCTGCTATATTGTCAGTTGGCTTCGCTAAGTTTGTAATTAATGTTCTCAAAGAAGTACCAGCTTGTGACGCCTTAATGCTACCATTTGCCATCAATCCTAATGCTATTGATACATCATCAACTGAATAACCCATTGCACCTGCAACTGGTGCTACATATTTGAATGATTCCCCTAGCATTGATACGTTTGTATTTGCATTACTTGATGCTGCTGCTAACACATCTGCAAAATGCGAAGAATCAGATGCAGATAGACCAAATGCTGTGATAGCATCCGTTACAATATCTGATGTGGTTGCCAAATCTAAACCATCTGCAGCTGAAAGGTTCATTATACCATCAATACCTTCCAACATATCGTTGGTTTTCCATCCAGCCATTGCCATATAAGTAAAAGCATCTGCTGCTTCTGATGCCGAAAATTTAGTCTTAGAACCCATCTCAATAGCTTTATTCTTGAGATCTACCATATCAGTTGAAGTAGCACCTGATATAGCCTTTACTTTTGACAATCCTTTTTCCAAAGATGAAGAAGCTTTAACTGCTGCCACACCCAATCCTACAATAGGTGTAGTGACCTTTAACGTCATATCCTTGCCGACGGAAGTCATTGATGAACCTACATTCTTCAACAATCCTGATACTCCACCGGTTCCTTCCTTAAAATCACTTACAGCAGATTTTGCCTCTTTAAAGCCTTTGGTAAATTTAGATGTGTCCAAGTCCAAATAACCAACGGCCGTACCTAAATTTACCGCCACTTTAATCACCTCACATCATATTGTTTATAAATCTCACTTGGTAACTTTCTTTGATTCTTCAAATTATCTTTTTTACCTTTTTGTTTTTTACTTTTAAATTTAGGCTTTTTGCCCTCTCTCAAATTCGAGATAATGTATGCACAAGCCTCATCTAAACAATATGCTGTATATTCATCTTCAATACCTAATAATGAACTAGGCCTCTCTTTGAACTCCTGACTCATTTGAATCAAGCTCATTATCCTCTCGCTCTTTACGAAAGGATTCTAATACTTCAGCTCCATTCTGAGTATAATTGAAGATAAACATCATTTGTTCATCTGTAAGCTGTATGCCTGCCTCTTTCAGATCATTATAAGACGGCTCAACAAATGTTGCTTCACACAACCTGTCAATAACCTCAAATAACTCTCCTATCTTATCTCTATTTGTCACAAAAGAAGAAGAACCCTCTGCAAACAAATCTGATGCAGATTCTAATAACGTATTTGGAATATCTCCATTTTCAAGCATTACTAAAATCGAAGGTCTTCTTACTCTTGCATAAAATTCCTGCCCTGGACCAAAATCCGGTAATCTTACAATTGTACCTTTTGTATATCCTTTTAATGTGGACATACTGGTTACTTTTAACTCTTTATTATTTGCCATTTTACTTTCTCCTTATCGTTTAACTAACCACAGGAAGTTCTTTAACAGTCATAATAGAATATGGTGCCTGTCCTTTCGCTGGCGCACTATCAATTGTAATTGAATTTACATTAAATGTATCATCCTGTGCCCCTACACCGAATGGCTGACCTGTACAGTTAGGATATGTGATCTTTTCATATTGAACAATGTCTCCTGATGTATCATATACAGAAGAATAAATATCGAGATCAAATACCTCTCCTTTGTCACCACTTCCTGCGACAGGCGGTTCATATCCTGCAACACCAAATGCAGTTTTTTCTGTCTGAGTTGCTGTTTTTTCTTCAGTAGTCCAATAATACAATGTACCACCCTGAAGTATCTTTGCCTGCTCAAAGTTAAATACATTATCTGTAAGTGTAAGCGTATTACCTGTTACAGTTGTTGTTGCTTTCTTCTGAGCAATCAGCTTACCTTTAATAATAAGCTTTACAGCGTCTGTTGTCTCAGTTGCGATTGCTACTTCAACCTGTGATGCTGTATCAAGTGCTAATGTCTGTGCATTTACGCCTCTAGTTCTCATTACAACTAAGGCTGCATCAATCATAGCAATTTCTGTTCCACGCTTTGCGTCTGCCATTTCAATTCCTCCTTATCCTCTTAAAAATCTATTTCTTACTGTATAACGATATTCAACAGATTTCATCCACCCTTTTATTGATTCATCATAAAATGCTTGGGTTTCATTTCCTGTCGGAATAACTAATGGAAAAAGTTCATTTATACTTCCTTTGATTAAATTTGTATATTCATCTAAGTCAGTAAAACGATTTCCAGGAACATAACACATAACATCAATTAAAACTGTCTGTGAACTATTTGATCCTGCTTGGTATCTTCCTCCATCACCTAAAACAACATATTCATCTGTCACATCTCCTACATGAGTATTTGGAGGAAAAACAGAAAAATTATCAGCCTCTAGTTTATCATAAACTTTTTCATATACTGACATCTCCTACCTCCTTAATATCCCATTTTGTCAAGCAAATTTGCATACCCCTTAATAACTTCATTTCCTCTTAACTCAATAGTAGGCTTTACAATTGCAAATCTCTTTTCGTGTGCCAATTCCAACCATAAACCATAATCTACTCCATGAGCTAAAGTTATTCTAACTCCATTATCAAGTTTTGATGTATCTGCTTTCAATGACTTTCTAGCCATTCCTGTCCTGTCTGTCCAAGGCGCATTTTTCTTTGCATAAGATTCTAAGTTTTTAGCTTGATTCTTAGCATACATTTCTACTGCAGCTTGTGCTTTCTTGTCAACAGCTACAATTCCTTTAACAAGATTATCGACATTAATCTCAAATTCAAATTCAGGCATCTAAATCACCTCTTCCAAAGATATGTCTGCAGCTACATTATAATTTTGTATGTTTAATACGCTGGAAACTTTATATTGCTTTCCACTTATTTTAATCTTATCACCTAAGACAATATTTTTTGCATCTTCATACATACACAATATCATTGGACTTTTTGATGTCCTTATAATAGATGCATCCGAACCTGTTGTTTGAATATAAGAATTTGATTCGTGATACAAACCTTTTATATCCGCAACCTGTTCTAATTCTTTAGTTGGCTGTTTGAACTTATCAAGCTTGCTACGAAAGAATTGATACTGTAATCCATTACGTTTTAATTGTGTACGTATTCTATTTTCCATAAAGTATGGAGGTTTCATTATTGTCAACCTCCTTTCAACTGTCCGGAATTATTTGGTCTGTATCGCTGTGCTAATCTTCTAAAATATTTTGAAGTATCAGCACATGATAAACCTGTTACATTCAACGTTGTATCTTCTGCTTTTACCAAAAGCATTTGATATATTGTTGCATTTATGTTGCCATTGTTTTCTTTAAGATAAAAACTATAGTCATCATCTTCGAAAAATGGACAACTTTCTTCTCTAAGAATTTTTTTAATTCTTTCTTCTGCATCAGAAAGTGCCATGTAAACACCTCCTTATACAACCTCTTTCAAGGCTTTCTTTAAAGCACCTACTGTCTTAAACTCCTTTGTATCAATGCCTTTACTCTCTGCAAACTCTTTAAGTTCATTCATATCCATCTCATCAATAGACTTTTCCATTTCGAGTTCCTCATCAGCTGCATCCCATTCATCCTTTGCATCTGTAGACTTACCAGTAACCTCAGAAGAGGTTTTTTCCTCTTCCTTTGGTTTTCCTTTAGCTGACTTATTTGAAGCTTTCTTAATGACATTGACATCCTGAAGCTTCTGAAGCTTCCAGCCACTTCTTTCAAAGCTGTTCTCGAATGCCCCATACGGAACTCTTCTTACTTTTCCTTTTTTATCCACAATATTTACAAGCATCTTAATACCTCCTAGCCGGCAATAACATCAAGAATGCCAACATTATCAGCTGCTTCAAATGAAGGCAGATAAATCATCGAAACTTTTGTTTCAACATTAACTGGGTCAATCTTCTTAGAAGTTGTTACCGCTACACCAGTGTCAGTGATTGATACATTTGCAGCAGAACCGGCCATCAAGTCTGACTGTTCAGGTGTCGTACCAAACCAACCAGTTCCTAACTTGCCTGTTGGAAACATAACAAAAATATCATTTGCTACGTACTGGAACTCTTTACCCTTTTCATCCTTTGCTTTCTTATTGTATACCACAACATCCAGTCCTAACTCATCCATGATATAATCCAAGATCTTTGTATCTGATACTGGAGCTGTCGCATCACTTCCAAGAATTGCCTGACGAATCTCATTGTTCTTTCTGATGTAACCAAATGTTTTTCTCGAGCATACTGCTCTCTCAGGCTTCACACCAGTTTCATCTTCAATCTTATCCTGCAAATCACGAATATCATCAATAATTGTTGCTTCCGGATCTGACCAAGACTTCTTTACCTCAACCTGATGGTCTTCCGGCATATGATAATCGTAATCATAATTCTGACCGTTTGCTACAATGCTAATTGCACCAGTAGTCAATGCCATCATTCTCATGCGCTCTCTCTGTGCTGCTGCACCATCAAGAAGATTTGTTGTATCATCGAATACCTGATTAACGATCGAATCAATATATGCCTGATTGCCAGTTTCAAGAACCTTATTAAGTTCCTGCCGAAGTTCCTCATCAATGTAAGTTGATTCTTTGAAAAATGGCATGTCTGCACTGATCTTATCAAAACCAAGTCTGTCACGTTTCTTAGAAGTTACATCATATGCTGATGGCTTTAATACGATTGGCAACCCTTTTGAACCTCTAATCCACTTGATTGTCAATCCAAGTTTCTGCTGCGATGGAAACAGTTCTTCACCAAGATAAGGTGCTCTGTTCTGTGCCTGTGTTTCCCAATATGCTGTAATCTGATCTGATGTTACTAATTCAAAAATAGTCATCTTTTCGTCCCTCCTTTATTTACAAAATGTGATCTTTGTCAGCTTATCTCTAAGCTTTGATGAATCTGTATTTACTGTATCAAGCAATTCAACAACGCTTGTATCAAGCTTATCTTCATCAACAAAACCAAAAACAATAACTCCTCCATTTGCTGGACCTGCAGTAACATCAACATCATGTTCTGCAATTCCTACAAGTTCATCATCTTTCTTACCAACTGTAAAAGCTGTATCTCTAGCTACAAGTGAACCTTTAAGAGGTGTTCCTGCTTTTACGATCTTCTTGCCACCAACTTCTGCAACTCCCTCATTTGAGATAATACATGGCAAAGCAAAAAATAACTGTGTGTCAAACAAAATAGTCTTTCTTGAAAGACCACTTGTTTTTGTAAAACCTGTCTGATTTAACATTTTGTTTCCTCCTTAATCTTAACTTCTAAAAAAGCTACTCTTTTTTGTACCTAAGTTATTCTGCTGTTCAGCAAGACGCTTACCGATTCCATTTTTGTTATTTAGATTGCTCTTGTGCTTTATGCCAGAACCTGTTCCACCTTTTTCACCCGAATCATCGTCCGAATCTGAATCTTCGAAAAAACTTTTGTACTTTGACTGAGTTTTCATTTCAGCCAACACATCATCTAATGATTTGTCTTCTGTTACTTTTAACATAGCGATAGCAACTGCATCATCAACTGCATCTTTTTTAACACCAGCTTCAATTGCTGCAAGTTTATTTTCTGCAGCCTCAGCTCTCTTTTCAGCTTCGGTCTTATCACCTTTTATCTGATCAAGTTCAGCCTGTTGTTTCTGTTCAGGTGTTAACTGTGACTGTTGCCACTGTCTAAATGCTTCCAACTGATCTTTAGCTTCTTTTTCTGACTTAAAGCCCATTTCTCTGAATGCAGCTCTTCGTCCCTGCTTCTTTTCTTTTGTCGCATTAGCAGTCATCTCTTCCTGAGTAAATGTTTTACCTTTGCTACCTTTTCCGGACTTACTATCTTTATCCGAATCATCATTATCACCATCATCAGGTTCATCAGAATCATCATCGTCATCGTCCGGTTCATCATCAGGGTTATCATCATTGCCCTGTCCATCTTTAGCAAAAAACTGTAAATTAGTTGCCATACATGGTTTTTTGTTTTCCAACATGTTCTCAATTGTTCTGTTTTTCATCTTTTTTTCTTCCTTTCATCCAGTTAATGTGTTGGTCACAATATATTCCACTTTTAATCTTCAAAAGCCTCACGTGGTATAAGACTTTTATATCTATTTTTAAGTTGCATTTCGTAACTTATTAGATCATCTTTTAATGCTATTGCTTCCTTTAATCTAGCTTCAGAAACTTTAGCTCCACATTTTCTTCTTTTATTTATACTGCTCGTAATCCTGTCATACTTTTCTTTCTTCTTACGAACCGTATAATTTTCAACAATTGTTAAATGTGGTTTATTGCACATAGGGCACTTAAAATATTGAATGCCTATCTTACTACCTGCAACCTTGATTTCTTTTCTTTTGAACTCAATATTATTTTTTTTAACTTCACAATGACAATTATCACAAATGATTTTATTAGCCTTCAATTACATATACCTCCTGAACACTTCAGTCGGAATCTTGTCCTTATATTGATTCAAAAGCATTTGCTGATATTCTGTATTTTCTAACTTTAACTTTTCAAGCTTATCTTTTCTCTGTTTATAAATAGCCGGACGTAACATATGATCTCCTGTTGCTTCCATTTTTCTAACAGAATCATAAGCTGCAAAATATGAATCTCTAATTCGTTTAGCTCGATAATTCAACATCCCTACTAACTGAATTGCTCCACATTCAGGACATTTGTAATAAATTATCGCAAAGGTGTCATTACCAATCTTTACTTTTTCTTTCTGCTTAATTTCTATAGTATCAAATAAAAACTCGCTATTACACTCTTTACATATTACTTCAACTTTTTTATTCATCTTTTTTCTCCTTTAAACAAGAATAAGCCAGTATTTCTACCAGCTTGATTCTCTTAATCATTTTTTATTTATTCTAACTATATATTATCTATAAGACTACAATAATATCTGATTTCCAATTTCCATATTTTAATACTTTAATGTAACCTTGCTTTTCTAAGCATCTTAAAGTCGCTGTATTAAAAAATCCCCAAACAGCATTTTTTTCATGTGCAAGTTTGTATTCATATTCATGTATTTCCTTAAATTTATCTCCACATTCAATAAAACTATCTAATGTAGGATATAAACATTTAGTTGGTGCAAAACGTTCTGCTTCCAGGTTATACTGATATTCCATATATTCTCTAAAAGTTTTGCACGATAAACATCTGTTTAATCTCTCCAATATTTCATCGTAAGTCTTCACCTGTGCCTTTGTCATTTTTTCTACCTCCATAGATTTAAT